AGTATTACTGATATACGATGGATAAGGTACGTCCTTATTTCTAAATCTAATATCTGTTTCTTGCGCTCTTAAAAGAATTTTTTGTTTATGAAGATAATGATCCTTTACTTTCCTAATATAAAAAATAGGTTTAGAAAACATTATTCTTTAACCAAATCCAGATATTTTTCTAAAAGGGTAGGAGTTGGTTCTGCTAATGTAAGTATCTTATCAGATCCCATCATCAAAACAGTTTCTCTAGTAATATCTTTTAAAAAAGGTTCTAGAATAGTACGACCAGATTCGGTATTAATTACAAAAGGACTAATCAATTTACAATCAGGTTCCCCAATATCAGCAGATCCTACTTCCTCTATTTCACTAATCAGATACTGATGATTTGTTAATGCGATTACCTTTATTATCTTTTCCATGGTTTACAATGTCCTCCACATACATCTGTTTTAATTTAGTTATGGGTTCTACCATAGTTATAACCCAATCAGCAGTAATTGGAATAGTATCCTCTTGAGATAACGGCATCCATGGAAAAAGTGAAACTTGAAATCCTGCTTTCTTAGCAGAAGTATCTGCATCCTCAGACAATTCCGGATCTCTCATTTTTATCGTACATGGTTTATTTAAAAAATATCCCACAATACGTGCATTCTTTTCTTTCCCTGTTGCCATCTCGGTTACATCAGCAATAACATCCTCACCGGATTTTAAAAGAAGCAACTTAATGGTCATAATCAATACTTACCTTTTTTAATTATAGCAATAAAGAAGGGACCTGTAAAGAGGTCCCTTATTGAGTATTTGCAAGTGAAAACTAATAAAAGTTTTAGCCTCTGAATACTAACTAGAGATATTCCTTACGAGCATGATGCTCAGGAACAATTTTTCCTAACTCCACGGTGAGGAGTCCGTCGTTAAAGCCGACGGATCGTACCTCCGTATCATCGGAGATCGTCCAAACACGTTGGAAGGAACGTTGGGCCAGTCCTTTGTGGACAAATTCTCCAACATCTTTTGATTCTTCTTTTTTGCCTTCCACAAATAGTTTTCCAAACTCCGTATAGACTTTGACTTCACCTTTCTTAAACCCCGCAAGGGCGATTTCGAGTCTAGATTCGACATTGTTTACCTGTACTAAATTGTATGGTGGATAATTAGAATTTGAATCTACTGAATCCCAAAAACGATTGAGATAATCATCCATTCCTATGCTGTTTCTATTAATCTTCTCAAACAATTCAGGAAGATTTGCAGCGTGATACCTGGCTAGTGTGCCCATGATTGTAGCTCCTTTACTAAGCGAGTTTGTGATTTGTGAACCCTTTCGGCGTTCATACCTATTTATAACATATAACCATCAAAATGAAAGTAGGGTTTTCCTCCTCTTTATATTATTAAGACGTAATTCATTAGTAGGCACATCAAAATTAAAAGATATAATAGTTTTTCTTTTCTTTGTATTAGGTCTAGCCCTATGAATCCAATGAGATGGAAAGATAATAATATCTCCCTCAGAAGCCTCAATAGTTTGAGTCCTCATATTGTATGGAGAACAAACCTCCGTCTTACCACATCCTTTAGGAAATTCTAGATAATAAACCCCAGTAAAATGAGCTCCATGAATATGCCATCCATGAGTATCTTTTTCATTATATTGCTGAAACCATATGTTAGCTAAATCTAATCCCACATATCCCATCTCCTCCACTATATCACGAAGAGTAACAACAAAATGAGGAACAAATTCTTTTACCCAACGACGTTCAGAATCTGCACCCCTCGCGAAATCTAATTTAGATATACTATCTTTGTAATATGAATTACTGCGACTCAATTTATCTCCAGGAGATTGATCAATCTTATAAAGAAGGATATCTCTTATCTTCTCATGAGTTTTTACTCTGGAATGACATATACAATCCGCAACTTTAATTTTTTTCACCTTCTATACCTTCTTAGATGGGTGAAATAAAAATTAGTATAATTTATAATTACCAAAAGGATTAATAAAAAAGTATTAATATTCATCCAATACCTAGAACTATCCTAAAACAATAGCATACAATAGTATAACTGTAAATTCCGGTAAAAAAATTAATCAGCATCTTGAGTCTTACCTTTCTTACCAATATTATACTTCTGTTCTAGAATCCAATCACCTTTATCTTTGTAAGAAAGTACCTTAATCTGATTAAGAGGAGCAATATCTGAAACTGATTCTGATTTTACAACGCTAATAAGTCCCCAGTCAGCAAGTAAGCGAGCAATGCGGTTACGTCGTTGTACATCATTAGATGTGAGATTAGCATGTTTCCCATCCAACGCAAATAATTCTTTAAAATGTACAATATAATATCTCCCTTGCTTATGTAAAATATGACAGGATTGATAAAGTTTCTTTTCTTTACGCGATGCAACTCCAATCCTCGTTAAAGTCTCACGAACTTTAAGAAAGTCATCAGGTTCATTAAGAGTAACTTCTACCATTTGGTCTTGCGACCACTTTACTTCAGGTTCTACCGTAGTAGTCATTTGGATCCTCCAGTTTCAAGTCGTTGTTTAATGTAATGAATTTGTTCAGGGGTTAATATCTTTAAAGCATTTAATGCTTTTTCGTTACTATAACCATAGTATTGTTTGATGATTTCGAGGTCCGTGACTTTATCCTTACGGAGCCAGGGAGAAAATCTCTTCTTTTTCCTAAGTGTATTTAGATAAAAAGAATATTGCATATCCTTATCTAAGTTAGGATACTTGTTCATTTCATTTGCGAACATAATACAATCTAAATGTCCACTCAAACAACGATTGATAATATAGGGAGGATAATTTTTAATGTCTTCTGATAGATCTTCTTTTGTAAAATTAATAGAATTTAACCAATCTTTTAATTCAGTCATAATACATGATAAGGATCAATCTCTTCACTAAATTCATCTACATCTCTCTGTAGATCTCCAAACCTTTCTTCATCCTGAGCCAATTGCTGTTCTCCCTTTGTCGTATAATGTAAAACAATAGGATTAAAGAACTCTTGATGCTTTTGCTCTACATACCCCTGAGTCACATCCTGAACCCCGAAGAGACCACCATAAGCACCTATTCTACTCAAAATAACCCACATAGCATATTCATCTATTATGCGAGGATTAGGGACTGGATAAACCATTCTACCATCTCTGAGCTTACACATCAACTCTACTAACTCTCCCAAACGATCAACAATATCCAAATGAAGACCATTATTAAATAACATCACCCCCATACAATATTTGTATACCTGCTCATATCCTCCTGCTTCTCCAATACATTGATCCACATAGTCTAATGCTTTTCTTATATTCTTTCCACCACCTGTATTGGGATCATGACGGAAACCAAATTCTTCTCTACCAAAAACCTCAGCATAATTGTAATGATCAAAAAGATACTGAACATCTCCATAGAATATAGTATCTGAATCTACATAAAGAATATTAGCATCCTCTTGAAAATATTTTAAATTAAACCACCTATAAATGAAAAGCATTCCATGCTTAATCTGATCAACAAAAGGTTCAACTTTTACCCCAAGGTCAGTAATGAAATCAGAGGGAATAAAAGAAGGGTCATCGCAAAAAAGATAAACAGGTATTTCATTATTAAAATCTCTAAGGGTAGATATACTATGATAAAAACGTTTTAATTCATGCTTATTAACATGATCATGCTTACTTACTTTATAAGAATAATAAACAATATTATCCATAATTCATCAGCAATAATTCCTTTCTTTCTTTTTGATCTCTCATATACTCACCAACCGAACGCATTGTATAAGTTAAATCAAACTCAGCTGCTTTCCAATTCTTAAATCTATCTCTCACTAACTGATCGGAATTGTAACTAATCATCATAGGAATATCATATTTATCACAATCTTCAGCAAACTTATCATGATCAAATCCTTTATGCATTGATCCTTTCTTTCCATAAAGATTATCCTTTATATCATAAGGAGGATCAAGATACATGAATATACCCTCATGCATATTAGTTTCCATAAGATATTCATAAGAGTATCCATTAATATGCCAGTGTGATATTAAACTAGAATAGTCAGGCAACTTCTCAATCCCCCTCATAGAGAAATTAGAAATAGATGCCTGTTTAGAAAATGATGAACTCTCTGTTAATCCACTGAACGAACACTTATTAACAATATAAAATGCCGCTGCACGTTCAATACTCTCAAGACCACTCTTATTAATTGCTTCCTTTGATTCAAGAAAAAGTTCTTTTGCAGAGGAAGGATCTGGATGAGTTGATTTATAATCTCTCAACTTATCTGTTAATTCAGTTCCAAATGTTTGTAACGTTACCCAAAAATTTATTAATGGTTCATACAAATCATTAACAGTAATCTTCAAATGGGGATACTTCTTTGATACATGAAGTGCTACACTTCCTCCACCCAGAAAAGGTTCTCTGAACTCAACATACTCACGAAGATCAGGAAAATATGGATCCATCTTAGTACAAGCACGAGACTTACCACCCGGATATCTTAAAGGAGTTTTGAGTGCTTTCATATTCTTTGAGGAGGATCAGTGGGATGCATCAATTCATCTTCCCATACATCAGGAATCATCATAGGATGACGTGGACGAGGAAT